AGCAGGCTGCATAACAATGGATATAAAAGAAGAACTGCTTGGCCTTCCCAAGCACTGGGGTTTTGTTGCCGTTCAAAATAAAAGACCCTATCAAAATGATTGGCAAAATAATCCACTTACACGCTCTCAACTCTTCAAAGAAATATCATCAAAGAAGTCCACAGGAATCGGTGTATGCTGTGGAACTCCTTCGGGTGGCCTTCTTTTCCTCGACCATGACGGTCCATCAGCTGCAAAGATATTAGGTGAATGGGGTTTTTCTCTCTCCTCTTTACCACCATCATGGATGGTCACATCAGGTCGGGTCGGAAGATTTCAAATAATCTATCAAGTTTCAGAAAAGTATTGGTCAAAGATAAAGACACGCAAATTCCAGACAGGGGTAAAAGATGAAGATGGTTCTGTTGAACAAATAGAGTTGCGGTGGAATGGTACGCAATCCATAGTATCTGGTAAACATCCAAAAACTGACGGTTATAGATGGATGGATGGTAGATCACCAAAAGACCTTGAAATTGCAGAAGCTCCCTTTGCCATAATCGAAAAGATGATGGAGCAGAAAAAAAAGACAACAACTCCACAGATACAAACCCTCAGTTCAGATACAGACAAGGCACGTTCACTTCTTCAGTCAATAAATCCTAATCGGTTAGATGATTACGATGCCTGGCTAAAGATAGGTATGGCTGCTCATTCAGTTGGTGATAATTCATTACTGCACGATTGGGAACAGCTATCACAAAAGAACAGCAAATATCAATCAGGAGAATGTGAAAAAAAATGGCAATCTTTCAAGTCATCTGGTGTTTCCCTTGGCACTTTGCAGAAGTTTGCATCAGAAGATGGTTGGACTCCACCACCTAGATCCTTCCCTACTTCAATAAAACCAGCAGAAGAACCAACACCAGTTCCTCGTAAATTAGAACAACTTACATCACAAGAACTTATAAACTTTCTGCGTAACCTGAAACAGGAAATCAGATTCAATACCTTTTCTCATTCAATAGAAATGGATGGCAAAGTTATTAAAAACATTGAACTTTTTTACCTGACACTCGCAGAACTTGGTTATAAAGTGCCGAAGGAGATGGCAATCGACTGCCTCCTGAAAGTTGCTCATGAGAATGAATATGATCCTGTAAAGCTTTATCTTGATCACTGCTACAACGAAATCCAACCAACTTATATAGATAGACTTGCCTCAACATATCTAAGGCCACAGGATTCAAATTTAAAAGAGCCAACCATATATGATGTGATGCTCAAGTTAACTTTAATAAACGCAGTAAGGAGAGTTTATATACCAGGTTGCAAACATGATTCGGCAACTGTTCTTCAAGGTTCACAGGGTATAAAAAAATCATCATTCTGGCAGACATTATTCGGCCCTTTCTTTTCAGATGCCCTCGGTGATATTTCTTCAAAAGATGATCTTCTTGTCCTACATCGTTCATGGGGAATGGAGTGGAGCGAAATTGACGGGGTAACAAGTCGTAAACACGCTGGAACAATAAAAGCATTTTTATCAAGATCCACAGACCTGTTAAGAGTCCCTTATGGTAAATCCGTTGAAGAATGGCCACGAAGAGGCATAATTGTCGGAAGTACAAACAAGGAATCAGGTTTATTAATAGATGACACAGGCAACCGTAGATTTCATATAATACCCTGCACTACAAAATCAATTGATCTTGATTCACTACAACTTGAACGTGACTCCATTTGGTCGGCTGCTGTTCATGCCTTTAAAAATAAAGAATCGCACTTTTTATCCTTTGAACAGGAAAACCAGATCGAAAAAGAAAATCTTGGTTACATGGTTGATTCTCCCTGGTTATCTGTAATAACTAACTATCTTAACGATCCAGCTAATTCCATGAAAGATATTACAACTGAACTTTTATTATCAGAAGCTGTAGAAAAACCAATCGAAAGACAAACAAAATCTGACATCATGACTGTCTCATCCATTCTCAGATCCTTAAAATATGAACGCAAAAGAAAACGCATACAGGGAACACCAAAATGGGTGTGGTTCTCACCTGTTCTCTCACTTGTTCTCACTACTGGGAACGCTTAAAATCCCTGCTATCACTATTTTATATATATATGTTCTCTATGTTCTCTATGTTTTATATATATATATAATAATAGATAATATAGGGGGATATATAGGGTTAGGTAAGTCTTAAGCATTGCTGGGTACACTTAAGAACGTGAGAACATCACCTAGTCTTAAATGAGTCTTATTTTGTTATTTTTTAATACTGAACTACTATAAACTTATGACTTCAATTAATGATTTACAAAACGATCTTAAAAATGCTCGTAAGCGTACTGATCGTTCCTCCAAACTTATAAAAGAATCACTGCAAAAATTTGGTGCTGCAAGATCAATTGTGATTGATGAAAACAACAGAATACTTGCTGGTAATGGAACAATCGCTGGGGCAAAGGCAGCAGGAATAAAAAATCTTAAAGTCATAGAAACTGATGGTAATGAAATTATTGCTGTAAAAAGAACTGGTCTTTCAGAAGATGAAAAGGTTGGGCTTGCTCTAGCTGATAACAGAACCTCCGATCTTTCAGAATGGGATATAAATATGCTTGAAGAACTAAGTCAAGAGCATGACCTAAACCCCTGGTTTGATAATGATGACTTAAAAGAATTACTTGGAGAAACAGAAGTATTACCACCCGAGGGTTTAACAGATCCTGATGATGTTCCAGAAGTTCCAGAAGAACCAATAACAAAAGAGGGTGATTTATATATTCTTAGTAATCACAGGCTTTTATGCGGTGACTCCACAAATATTCAACAGGTTGAAAAACTAATGGATAATAAAAAGGCTGATATGGTTTTTACTGATCCACCCTATGGAATGTATTTAAACGCAGACTATAGTTCTTTAAAAACATCACTACAAATGTTTAAAGATAAAAAAACAAAAGGTGGTAAAAAATATGACAATGTTATTGGTGATAATGATGATTTCAAGCCTGATTTAATAAATACAATTTTTGCAAATTTTAATTATTGCAAAGAAATATTTTTGTGGGGTGCAGATTATTATTCTGAACTATTGCCAGATAAGAATAGTGGATCATGGATTGTTTGGGACAAGCGATTAGATGAATCAGCAGATAAAATGTTTGGTTCTTGTTTTGAACTTTGTTGGTCAAAAAATAAACATAAAAGGGAAATAGCAAGAGTTAAATGGGCGGGTATCTTTGGTTTAGAAAAAGAACATGATAAGTCAAGATTTCATCCAACACAAAAACCAACTTTGCTTGTGGAGTATTTTTTTGATAAATGGTGTAAAGACTTTCTAACTGTTGTTGATTTATATGGCGGTTCTGGTTCAACTTTAATTGCTGCTGAACGTACAAATAAACACGCTTACCTTATGGAGTTAGATCCTAAATACTGTGATGTGATAGTAAAAAGGTGGGAGGATTTTACAGGCAACAAAGCAAAACGTGTATCATCTAGTTAATGGGTAAAAAAGGATCAAAAGCTGAAACAATAATTAGGTCACAAAAGTTTGCTCGTATCATTGCAAACGGTGGCCGTAGATCCGACTGCGTTCGCTATGCAGCCGAAAACTGGGGGGTGGGGGAGAGAGCCTGTTGTAAGTATATAAACATAGCTAGAGACGAATTAAAGAAGGATTGGGACATGGAAAGACCCCAAATGGTGGCTGACCTTTTGGCACAATGTAGCACCTTACAGATGGAAGCTAGAAAGGCTGGTCATTATCACATTGCTCTCGGTGCGATTAATACAGCAGCCAAACTTGCACAAATTGTTTCGTGAGCATTTTAGATACAGCAAGACCAGGGAATGTTTTATATCAGATCGGTGCTTATGATTTACCGACAGCAAATGAAGCAATAGAACGTATTAATCAGGATTTACTTCCACATCAATCAAAGTTTTGTGATGACCTTGATCATAGAAAACTGGCTCTTGTCTGTGGTTTTGGCGCTGGTAAAACTCATGCGCTGATTTCAAAATCTTGCATATTGGCAGCACTCAATGTTGGTCATGTGTCAGCAATATTTGAACCGACTGCGCCCATGCTTCGAGACATTTTGCAAAGAACAATGAATGAACTATTGGATCAATGGCAGATTCCTTATACATTCAGAGCATCACCATTACCTGAATACAATTTGGAATTTGCAGAGGGAACGCATACAATTCTGCTCAGAACAATGCTTACATATCAACGATTACGAGGGCAAAACTTATGCGCAGTGGGATTTGATGAGGCAGACACTGTTCCAAAACGTGATGCAGAACAGGCAATGAACATGGCACTTGCAAGACTTAGATCGGGTAATGTTCAACAGTTTTATGCAACAACAACTCCAGAGGGTCATGGTTGGGCATTTGAAACCTTTGAAAAAAACAAAAAGTCTGATACAGGATTGATCCAAGCAAAGACAAAAGATAACCCTTTTCTTCCTGACAATTTTATTCAGTCTCTTGAAGAAAATTATCCACCGCAACTTATAAAAGCTTATTTACTTGGTCAATGGGTCAACCTCACAAGCGGTCAGGTTTATGACCGTTTTAATCGTAATGACCATGTAATTAATCAGATACCGTTTGACATCAAGATGGAAGTGTTAAGAATCGGGGTGGACTTTAACGTGATGAACTGTAATGCCGTGGTCGGTGTCAAGTCTGGAGACAAGTTATTTATCATAGATGAAATATCAAAACAAAATGATACAGATGCCTTGGCGCAAGAAATTAAAAGACGCTACCCTTCAAACAGAAT